AAGACGGAGCTAGCCACATGGCACATGAATAAAGACTTGCCGACACCCGTACCAGCAAGAGCGATGTTAAGAGTTTTGTTAGGGAGACCACCTTTCGTGATTTTGTTAAAGTATTCCAGATCAAATTCAATTTTATCCTCCTTTTTGTGATATAACTCATAACGTTGTTCATAATCGAGAAGATAATCATGACCAACATGATTATCAAAACTTACGGCAAGAGCATCGGATAGAATATTTGGAATACTATCACGATTCTTTTTCTCATCTTTACCATCTGCAATATGAATTGATTCCATAAGTGCCAAATAAATGGCACGATCACGACACCACTTTTCAGTAGTATCAACTAACCAAGACATCTCAATAGGAACATCATCAAGATTACTGATTAGATGAACAATTTCCTGAAAAGAAGTGTCATTGATATCTTTACGTTTTTCTACTTCAATGCAGAGAACTTCTTTTGTTGCTAGTTGATTATATTCTTGAACAAAGGAAAGTATTTCTTCAAATACAATCCTTTGATTCGTATCTTCAAAGTATTCGGATTTTAAAAATGGTATTACTTTTCATTATGTAACAGGTTTCTAAGAATTAGAAACTCAACTTTCTCCATAACTAAATTCCTTACGTGCGATTTCGTCCAGTTGTTGCATCACTTCTTCGGTGAAGTATTCTTCAGGATTGGCAAGAATCTGCTTTCCATATATTTTCTTACCACCAATTTCATATCTACCTGCCACGTTTTTCCACAGTCCTCCAAGTTCACCAAGTTCAAGAAGACCATAATATCTGTCTAGGCAACGAGCATCATAATAAAGTCTAATTTCAACTTCACGATTTTCTTTACTTAAACGCGATTTAGCAGTCTTAGCCTTGATAATACTTCCGACCACTTCTGTTCCATCTTTTTCCTTTTTCTTTCCGAGATGGATGATCGTAGACGACGCATATTTGAGTCCACTACCTCCCCCCATTTCTTTAGCTGGAACGTAAGATCCGATAATATCATAAGTATGGTTAGTAACAATCATTGGAATTTTTGCTTGACCTAATTTTAGAGTGAGCATACGAAATGCACCTTTTATAAGTTGAGATTTGGTCATATCTCTAACTTCTTTTTCATTTAGAGCATCAGTAATTTCTTTGCTAGTAGAAAGCATTCCCAAAGAGTCTAGCACAAACATGCAAGGACTTCTTTCTTCTTCGGGTTTTTTCATGTACAAATCAACAGCTTTTAGCGCCTTTGTACGAAACTCTTCCACTGTAACTACATTAACAACTACAGTTCTACTGGTATCAACTCCACGACTCTCTAAAAGAGATTTAGTGATAGCAGCCTCAGTGTCAAAGTAGAGACAGTAACCATCGGGATTAGAATCAAGAAAATTCTTAACAACTGCGATAGAGAAAAAAGTTTTTCCAGTAGCAGACTCTCCAGCAATAGCAGTAATTTTATTCCCAGATACACCACCAAATATGCTACCTGAAACCAATGCATTAAAAATGTATGAACCCGTATCAACATATGTTTCAGTCTCATCTATTTCCGAAGCTAGTTTGGTATAGTCATCGCCAATTTCTTTAACAATATCTTTTAAAAAGTCCATTAGGAGAAAAATGAATCAAGGTTTACAGTTTTTTCTACGTTCCATCCAATTGCATCAAGAATGATTTTCAAAGGTTCTACAAACGCCTTCTCAAATTGTAGGTCATAGTCAATGTACTTGTCAAGACCAAGTTCCTTTGGAAAATCTTGAATGAATGAAATTACATTCTCGTGAATGATATTCGGTTTTTTTAAGAAGATGAACTTAACTTTCTCACCATTCTGAATAAGTGAATATTTATTTGTCAGATTTGCTTTCTTAATATAGTAATTAAACAGCAGTGCTCCACGAACATGAATGGGTGTTTTGGGTGCATAGATGTTTGAACTTGAAGAATACTTTTGAACATCAGATGCAGAACGTGGAAATGAAATTTGCTCGGGAGAAAGTTTTTTGAATTCAACTTTACTTTTTTCAATAAAGTCAATGACATCATCTTCATTACCATTCATCACCAATTTCAATGCTTCTTTAATCATCTTACGGCATGGTGCTGGAGTAGATGATTTGATAGCCTCAATTCCCATGATTTTAAGTTTAGGTTCACTATATCGAACACCTTCACTGTCCCATACGTTCAGAATGTATCGTTTCTTAGCAGTCCAAATTCCACGGTCGGCAATATTCTCACGTTTCATGAACATCTTTTGATCATATGCATTCACATAGTCAGCCAATTCTTGGTAAGAACTTTCAATATACTTTTCAAGTTCCATTTGACAGATCTTATCAAGGAACGAAACAACGCCTTCAGTAGTTTTCTCTCTTCCTTCGAATACACGTTCAACCAAAGGACCCATATTAAGATAGATAGAATCAGTATCTGAAGCAATAACATAATCTTCACCCTCAGTTTTTAGAATTTTATTCAGATAAGTGTTCATCTTTCCTTCAATCCAACGGATAGCAACTTGCCCAGAAAGAGTAATTGCCTCCGCATTTGCCAGTTTATAGTATCGGAAGTACTGATTTCCAATGGCACCATAAGCAGAGTTTAGAGAAATCTTCTTTGCCATCTGAATGTTATTACAACGAGCAATCTCCTTTTCCAATTCTTTGGTTGGAGTTTTTTCGTATGCTTTCTTTGCTTCAATCATTTTCTTTTTGAAGATGACACGTTCGTTATACATCTTCTCCATCAATTCGGGAAGCATACCACGGAAATCTTTGCGATACATTGCACCATTAGCACATACCGCACTATCCTTATACAACTCGAAGTTGATTTCTTGATTGAGAATCTTATCCACAGAGACAGTTGGATGCTTATCTTCCAGAAGAGTTTCTGGTGAGATATTATACATCATGATCAAGTGTGGATATAGTGAGTTAAGGTCAAAGTTAACCACCCAATCATAAACACCAGGAACTGGTTCTTTCACATAAGCACCAGCGTATTTCTCATCCTTCGCACTTCTTTCCTTGGGAGGAATTACGATGTTCCTTTTCTTCAGGTATGTGTAGATAATATTATCCCACATACGTACTTGATAGAAAACATCAGCATAATTTACCTTAGCATCGTATGCCATAGTAATTGCCAGTTCAATCAGTTTCATCTTGTCTTCCAAACGGTCAACAAGTTCCACGTCAACGATGTTGTATTCTACAAACTTCTGCCAATTCTTAGTGTAGAACTCTTTGAAGGTATCAAACTCAGAGTGGTCTAGTTTTTTCTGACCAAGTTCTACTTCAGCAATATGGTCAAGTCGATAAGATTCCTGTGCTTTATAAGTAAACTTCTTATAAAGGTCAAGATAGTCTAGTTGAGTAATACCACCAGTATCATAGTAAATCTGCTTACGACCATTCACAAAGATTTCATTCTCAGTGACAAGTCCCCATGGCGAAAAACGTTTCATTTGTTTTTCATTTAGGACTCTATTCAATCTACGGCAGATGTATGGAATATCATAAAACTGAATATTCCATCCAGTAATTACCTCTGGAATATTCACATCCCAATAATCGATAAACCTTTGCAGAAGAAGTTGCTCAGTTCCACACTCAATGTAAGTTACATTATCTTGCTTATTATTAAATGGATGAATACCCCAGGTGATTATATTTTTAGTTGCATAATCCTGAATCGTAATAGCCAGAATTTCCTCAGATGCTGAAGCAGTATCTGGGAATCCATTTTCAGATGCAACCTCAATATCAAGAGTTACAAGTTTAATCTTAGTAATATCAAACTTGATTTCATCTTCTGGATACTTATCTGAAATATATTGAGATACATACCTATCATTACCGTAGATTTTGAATCCATCTACGTTTTCATACTTTTTATAAAACTCTCTACAGTCTCTCACAGAACCAGGATGAATTGGCTCTACGTTTTCACCTTCAAGAGTTTTATACTTAGATTCTTTTTTTGACGGAACAAAGAGAGTTGGTGAGTACTCTTCTTTGAACATCACATGTTTACCATTTTCATAACCACGAACGAGAAACTGGTTCCCGATCATTTGCACATTGGTATAAAATCTCATTTAATCAAGTCTTGGTATTTTTCAAGTAATGTTGGTTTGGGATCGCAAATTGTCAAAATCTTATCAGAATGAATCATATAAGTATTTTGACTCGTATATTCAATTAACCATGGGGAAAGAGTTTGATCTGATTGATTGAGGAGAAATGGTTCTACAAGTCTGCAGTCTGGTTCTCCAATATCAGCACCAACTTCTTCAATTTCAGATATCAGAATCTGGTTGTTCGTCAGTAGTAACAGTTTGATCATCTTTTAGTACATCTCTTTTATACATATTTTCCAGACTATCTATTGGATCTACAATAGTAATTACCCAATCCACAGTTACTGGGACTTTAGTTGTTTTTGTGATAGGAATCCATGGATGTAAACTAATTTGGAATGTTTTATCCTCACCATCTCCATGGGTTCTTGTTTTTACAACGCATGGTTTATTGAAAAAATATCCAACGACCTTTTCTTCAAAAACCATTTCTTGAATGTCTGCGATTACATCTTCACCAGACTTCAAAACAGCAATTTTAATACTCATTGTACTCCAATACCTTTAACTACTATAGCAATAAAAAAGGGGGAAGTCAACTGGATTTTGCCAGTCGTTCCCCTGCGCCGACGATATTCAATTATATTTAGATATAATCCTTTCTCTGATGATGTTGAGGAACAATCTTTTTCAACTCAATTCTGAGGAGTCCGTCTTCAAATGTGACGTTGGATACTTCTGTGTCATCGGATAAAGTCCAGGCTCGTTTGAAACTTCTTTGAGCCAGTCCTTTGTGGATAAACGTCTTGTCCGATTCGGAATCTGATTTTTGTCCCTCGACAAAAAGTTTTCCATACTCTGTGTACGCATGAACTTCCTCCTTTTTGAATCCAGCAA